AGGTCTTTCGCCGCGGCCTTGGTCGGGCCGTGACAGTCGATGTCCAGCCGGGGCCGATCCGCCCACTGGCCGCCCCCGCCGCGGTCCATCGCGCCGCCGATGCGGGTGACCGTGACCACGTGCTGGCTACCGTCATAGTCGTCGGGCAGCCGGTCCGCGACGATGACGCCGGCGAGCTCCGGCCGCGCGGCAAGCCATCCGCACACGAGGGCTTCGTCGTCGACGGGCAGGACGGGCGCCGGATCGGTCATGGCGCCGCGGTGTCGGTCCCGGACGTCGCGGCCAGCGCCGCCTCTCCGGACACGGTCTTGGCGGTGCGCTCCTGGGCGTCGAGCTCGATGTCGATGTCGTCGACGGGGAAAGCGGCGCCGTGCTCGATCAGGGTGGTGGCGTCGCTGTCGGAGACATCGACGATGTCGCCGGGCCGGTCGTCGCCTCGAAAGGCGTTCAGCTTGACCTGCATTTCTCTCCTTATGCGGCTTCGAGGGCGTGGCCCAGAACGCGGTGCCGCGGCGTGAACTGGGTGCCGAACTCGATCGACAAGCTGCCCTCGTCGAGGCTGTAGATCGTGGAGATCGGCCGGCCGGAGCGTGAGCGGTGGTGGTCGACCTCGAGCGAGGCCTCGAAGTCGCCGGATTCGGCTACCGCGGCGGCGCCGTCCCGGGCGGCGTCCAGCACACGGTCGCCGGCCTTGTAGACCAGCTCGGTGAGCTCCTCGGAGGCGAAGAGTTGTCTCTCGAAGTCGGGGTTCGGAACGAATCGGCCCATCAGCCGGTCACTCCCTTCAGCGAGGCCTCTACGTGGTGGACACCCCCGCCTGGCGCCGGCCACCGGTTGGGGTCGCCGTCGACCTGCAGCGTGAGCCCGTTCCACTCGATGCGGTCGGTCGCGAGCAGGTCGATGTCCTGTCCGCGCGAGGTGAACAACGTGAACTTGCCGATCAGGAGCTCGCGGTCGCGGACGTCCTCGGTGGAGGACACCGGCTGGACGCACACGCCCGGGTAGTCGGTGCGGGTCGCTGCCGTCCAGTCGCGGATCTGGCCGCCGTACCGGTCGGCCGTCAGCGGGGCCCGGACCACGGTGACGGTGTCGACAGCGAGGATGCTCATGCGAGGCTGACGGCCAGGGCGCCGGTGTCGAACTGGAAGGTGTCGCCTGAGTTCAAGCTCTTCGACGCCGCCAGCGGCCCCCACCACAGGCGCTGAGGACTCCCGGAGGTGTCCCAGATCTCGACACCGGTCACGGTCACCGCGGGCATGCCAGTGAAAACCACCTGCGCGCTGTTCGCGGCCGCGCCGGCCGAGGCCGAGCCGAACGTGACCGCCTGCGCGGCGTAGGAGCCGCCGGCGACCTCGGTACCGGCCGCGGTCGCGGACCCGTTCGCCGTCATCAGCCGCGCGTGCAGCGGCGTGGTCGGCTGGGTGAAGCTCGCGACGCCGTTGACGTGGTCAAGCAGCTTATTGTCCATGGCCTGAGTCAGTCCACCGGACATGGTCGCTCCCTAAGGTCGGTAGGTGGTGCCCGCGTAGGGCCGGAGTGTCAGACGGCTGTGACTGCTGCTCGGCGCGGTGATGCCCGAGCTCGCGGCCAGCGCGGCGCCGGCGTGCACGGTGCGCCGCCCCGCCGCGGTGACCGTGCTCGCCGAGGCGGCCGCCGCGCCGCCGTGGGCCGTACCGCGGCCGCCGGCGGTCAGGGCCGAGCCGGTAACGGGAGCGGCCGCGCCAGGAACCGCGCGGGTGCCGGCGGCCGCCACGGCACTGGCCGAGCTCGCCGCGGCCGCGCCGTCGATGAGGCTGAGGGCCTTGAACGCCAGGACCAGCTCCTGCGCATCGGGCCACGCTCCGGTCCAGGACGCCGCGGTAGAGACGCTGCCGGCGGCGCCGGCGTCCAGGTCGTCGCCGACGATCGTGTAGACCGCGGTGATGCCGCCAGCGTCCATGCCGTGACCGAGGACCGTGGACAGGCCGCCGGACCAGGTCGGCGCGGTCGGCGCGGCGAGGCCTGCGCCGGCCGAGTGCAGGTGGGCCAGACCGACGACGAGATCGTGATCGGCGCCGGTGGTGACCGCGACCGCGGTGGTCGACGTTGTCGACGATCCGGAGATCATCGACGTGCCGGAGACGTCGAAAGGTGTCGAGGCGAGGCCGGAGTACTCGATCAGGCCGGCCACGATCCAGTCGGACACCGACGGCGTGAACGTCACCGCGGCCGGCTCGCCAGGCCCGGCGACTTTCCACCAGGCGTAGGCGCCGTTCCCGTCAATGACGACCGGGCCCGCGTTCCATCCGGAGCCGCCGATCGTTACCAGCGCATCGCTGTTGGCCCAGGCGACCAGGAGGTTGCCGGCAGTCGGCGCGGCCGCGAGCGTCGCGGTGACCGAGGTGCCGTTGACGCCGCTGGCGGCGGTCTGGACGCGGGCGATCACGTCGGCGGGTTCTCCAACAGCGCGATGCCGTTGGTGTCGCAGTCCGGGACGCCAGTGGCGATGATCACCGCGGCGGCCATCGGAATCCCGGCCTGGATCGGTACGGGGATCAGCCAGCCTTCGCCGTTGTTGAGGTAGAGCACGGCCGAGCCCGCGCCGTCGACGGTGACCGCCGGATCGGCCCAGGCGCGGGTGTCCGGGTCGTAGTGGACGGTCGCGGTGATGGTGCTGCCGTCCGGGTGGGCGATCGACACGGTTTCGGTACCGGGGGGTGCTGCGGGCATCAGGTGACTCCTCAGGCGATGACGGGGTCGGTGGCGCGGTCGAGGATGCCCTGCTCGAGGGGTGTGAACTCCACGCCGGCGGTCTTAGCGCCATAGCGCAGCTGCATGCCGCCGATCTGCTCGGAAATCAAGCCCGTGGGGTTGGACATCAGCCGGGCAGCGACCGCCAGATTCACACCCTTGATCGAGGGCTTCACTGTGCCGGCGCCGCGGTTGTAGGTAACACGGATCGAGGACTGTCCGACAGGCCATGCCGGCAGCACTAGCGAGCCTGGAGAGCCATGAAGCCAGCGGCGCCGAACCACCCCTGAGGCCGACCAGGTGTAGTCGACTCCGCTGGTCAGCAGGGTCCAGGTGCCGTCGGCGCCGAGGGTCTCGATGGAGGTGACCGAGTTGACCGGGAACCCGGGAAGCACGAACTCGGCCGTTCCGGTGCCGTCGAGCAGCATCCCGGTGAGGTCCTGCTGGGCCAGGGACTGGTCGCACCAGTCGTCCATGCTGCCGGCGACGATGTCCAGGATCAGCTGTGCGGTGGCGGTGTCCACGGACGGGACCGACATGAATGAGCAGAGGTCGGCCGGGGTGGCGTAGGCCATCGGTCAGGCCGCCGCGTCCGGGTCGTCGTCGCCGGTCTCGTCGTCGTCCTCGGTGGCCTTCTTCTTGGCTGTGCTGGCGCTGCGACCGCGGGCCGGCTTGGGCCGCGCCGGCGGAGTGAGGACCTTGGCGACCATCTCGCCGTCGTCGCCCTTCTCGTAGGCCGTGACCGTCTCGACCGGCGGCGATTCATAGGCGCCGGTGCCCGGGGCATTGTGCCAATCCGCGTTCACGGTGATCGGTGCACCGGGCATCGGCAGGACGGCGTCGTGCTCCCGCTCGGGCTCGGGCTCGGGCTCGGGCTCGGGCTGGACGGACTCGGTCTCGGACGCGGTTTCGGACATGCCGGCTCCTGATCGGTGAGGGATGGAGAACGGCCCGCGGCGGGTAGGTAAACGCACCGCGGGCCGTTCGGATGGGGGGCGCTCAGTTGGTGAGCGTCAGGCCGGTCACCTCGCCGAAGGCGCCGGGGCGGTACACGGCCAGGGCGGCGCGCTGCTCGGCGCGGATCGCGACCAGGCCCTTGGCGAAGTAGTCCACGTGGCTGTTGGACGCCTCCACGGTGATGCCGCCCTTGCGGAAGATCTGCGCGGCCTGCGCGAAGGCGCCGACCAGGGCAGTGTTCGCCGGCATCGCCGGGGTGGGGACGGCCTTCTTGCCCCACAGCATCGGATTGGTGGCGTCGGCGAACGGGCCGTTCGCGTAGTAGTTGCCCTGCAGGTTCTTGGACAGCAGGATGTCCTCCCAGCCGACCGGGTCGATCACGATGCTGTCCGGTTCCATGAAGCTGGTGATCCGGATCTGGGTGATCTGCCGGTAGATGGCGTCCATCGCGTTGTCCGAGGCCGGGATCAGCGGCGGCCCGGTCTGGCCGGCCTGGGGGATGGTAACGGCCAGGCCGGACCGGTTGAGCAGGCCCTTGAGGTGGGGGTCGGTGCCGGATCCGGTGAGCAGCTCGGACTGCTCGGTCAGGGCGATGAACAGGCGCAGCCGGGCGTTGATGTAGGACTGGGCCTGCTGCCAGTCCTCGAGCATCTCGTCGGTGATCGGCAGGAAGGTGGTCAGCTTCTTCAGCGGCTCGTCGACCTTGTCGAAGGCGAGCGCGCTCTCGGGGTAGGCGCCCCCTTCCAGGGTGGCCGCCGCGGCGTTGGTCGCCGTGGTCTCCACCAGGTACCGGATCAGCGGGGTCTCGGTGGTGCCCTGCGGGAACAGGTCGGCGACCACCAGCGGCTGGAAGCGGATGTCGACGACGCCGGGCAGCAGCGTCGGGATGGCGACCGGCGCGTTGCCGGGCCCCGGGCTGGCCACGGTGCCCTCGGACAGCGTGGTCTTGATCTCGATCTGGCCGCTGGTCCAGTTGCCGCCCTTGAGGCCGGCCTTGATCAGGTTCTTGTAGCCGTCGGATTCGACGAACTGCGCGCCGATCGACTTCAGCTTCTGCCTGCCCTCTTCCTGGGCGCGGCTGCCGAGCTCCTCGGTAGTGACACCGAGGAACTGCTTGCGCTTCTCCTCGATGTGCTCCAGGTCGGCGACGTCCTTCTGCGCGACCTTCAGGTCTTCCTCGATCTTGTCGATCGCGGATTTCTGCTCGGACGGCGTCATGTCTGTGGCCTGGACGACCTTCAGTGCGTCCAGGGACAGCTTCTTGACCGTTTCCTTGGCCTCGATGAGCGTTGGCATGCTCAGGCTCCTGTCGTGGTGTAGTGCTCGCTGAGGGCGCCGAGTGCGCGGGCGCGCACGGCGGCGATGCGATCGGGCAGGGCCGCGAGGTCGGCGGCGGACGCGGCGGACGCGGCTTTGGCGGCGTCGGCGGCATCGGCGGTCTGGTCGGCGGTTTCGTCCGGATCGGCTACCCCGAGCGCGGCGAGCAGCTCGTCGACGGTGGCATCCGCGCTGGTGACCAGCGCGATCGCCTGCTGCACGGGCTCGGGAAGAGTGGTGGCGTCGACCTGCGCGAACAGGTCGATGGCTTCGTCGATGGCGGCATCGACGCCCTGTGCGAGGGCGCCGGGGTCGTCGGCCTGCTCAGTGTCGGCATCCTTGGTGCCGTCGGCGGCCGCGGTCTTGCCGCCGGCGCACATCGCGCCAAGATCGGCGGAGTGGTCGTGGATCGCTTGGATCGTCTTGGCGTCGCCGCTGTTGTTGCGGCGCCCCTCTTTCGTGGCCGCGGCGCTCTTGCTGTCGACGACCAGGGCCTGCGTGTTGGCCGGGATCGCGACGAACGCGCCGTTCAGCAGCTCGCGGCTGACGGTCTTGACGCCCTTGGCGTCGGTAGAGGTCTTGCGCAGGAAAGCCACCGAGGTGGTGCGGATGTGCCCCTCGTTGACCAGGGCTCGCACTTCCTGAGCCCGCGGGATGGACGCGTACGTGCCGCGCACGTGCATCTCGCCGTTTTCGATGGTGGGAGTACCGGATCCGACGGTCGTGGCCACGGACATGCCGTGGTCCTCATCCATCGTGATGTGGTCCGGAAGCGGCTGTTCCCACTGGTCAGGCATCAGCTCTTCGCCATCGCGGTCCTTGGCCGCCGTGGAAAGGATGATGTGGAACGACCCGTGCGGGGTGTCTGCGTCGTCCTCACCTGGCGCGATTGAGGCCAGGGCGTTCTTGCGGACCGTGGTGATCGTCATGGCTCTCCTAGGCGAAGTCGAGCGAGCAGTTGCAGCCGGCGACTTCGTCGGCGCCGCCGGACGGGTCGCCGGGGCCGTCCATGCCGTTGCTGAACCGGCGCCCCAGCGGAACGGTCTCGCCGGCCAGGCCGGCGTGGTCGGCGCGCGGATTGGCGCCGGTGACCCACGTCTTGGTGGTAGCGCCGGACTGCCGGGCGGCTGTGCGCTGCGCCAGGCCGCCGACGACGGTGACACGGGTCCCGGCGATCTGGTCCGATCGCGACCCCGTCAGGGTGTCGTAGACCTGGGTGATGGCGGCCGCGGGGTCGTCAGCGTCCTCCAGGGCCGCGGCAAGCTGGTCCAGCGTGACCGTGTTGATCCGCTGCGCCGACGTCGTGGCGTTGTCGCGGATCCACTCGGCCATCTCGGCAACGTCGAACGTGCCGCCGAGAGAGTTCGCCGTCTGCGCCCCGAGGACCTTCGCCGTGGCCGTGGCAAGGCCCTCGAGCAGGTCCCCCAGGGCTTGGTCCCAGGTCTGGGCGTTGAACAGGGCCTTTCGGGCCACGCTGGCCAGTGCGTCGTCGCGCTGCGCGGTGAACAGCGAACGGAGCGCTCGGGCGTGTTCGTCGACCAGGGCCTGGCGGCCGCGGACGGCGTCCTTGCGGCCGCCGAGCCTGCCCATCAGCGACCTCTCGGCCCGTACCGCGTCCGGCCGGGGCGGCTCGATCGCCAGCGGCGGCCGGGCGCCCGGCGGCAGCGGCGCAGGCTGCGCGCCGGCGACCGGTGTGCCCAGCGGCTGAGTGGCCTGGTTCGCGTAGAGCTTGTCCGCTTCGGGGCCGGCCGGGGGCAGCCGGAACATGGGCCTCGCCTCGGCCGGTTTCATGATCGCTCCGGTGACCAGTTCCACGGCCGCCTTGGCGCGGCTCTCGAAGTCCCCGCGGATCACGTCGTCCAGGTTGAACCGCGGGACCTGCTGGCCGCCGAAGTCCGGCACGAGGTGATGGGCCAGCACGCTCTCGTACTCAGCGAGCTGCGGGGCCATCGTGTCCCGGTACATCGACCTGAGCTGCTCGGTGATGTTGGAGAAGGTCGCGTGGTCCAGGATGTGCACCACCGGCGGCGGGACGTCGAACGCGGCGCAGACCTCTTCCCGGTTGAGCTTGCGTGACTCGATGTATTGCAGCTCCTCGGCATCGAGCTGCATCTTCACCGCGGTGACGCCGTCCTCCAGGACCAGGGTGCCCCCCTGCTTGTCGGCGCCGCCGTGCAGGGAGTCGATGCGGGATTTGAGCCGCTCGCCGGCCTCCTTGGAGATCTTCTTGTCGCTCTGCAGGACCATGCCGGGGCGGGCCCCGGAGCGCCAGAAGTTCGCCGAGGCGCGGCGCATCGCGTCCTCGTTGAGCAGGGTCTGGCGCAGGCCTTCGAGCACGGACACGCCGCGTTCGGTGGTGTCCGGGCTGTAGGACATGAACGGGATGACGTCGGCGGCCGGGATGGGTGGCAGGACGGTGACGGTGCGGACGCCGGTGGTGTAGAGGTACCAGACATTCCCGTCGGGGTCCCGGTGCACGATGGTGTTGGCCGGGTGCATCGCGTGCAGCTCGCGCACACGCCCCGACGGGTCGCGCAGCTTCAGCAGGTAGGCCTCGCCGTAGATGTGTCGGGTGCTGGCCACCCACGTCCACATCTTGAAGGGGTCCATGCGGTCGTTCGGCCGGGCGAGCAGCTGAGCCAGAGGGCTGACGGTGTCCAGGCCGGCATCCGGATCCGGGCTCTCCCACAGGTCCAGCGGGAGCCGGGCGGTGGCGCCGGCGAGCTTGCGCACCACGGTGCCGACCCATGGCTGTGCCCGGTACAGCGCGCCGTAGGCGGCGAACTGGCCGGTCAGCTCCAGGTGCGAGCGCCCGTAGTAGTTCGCATCGGCCAGCAGCGGCGTGGTGTCGGCCAGGGTGCCGACCGGGATGGTGACCGGGGCGCCGTTGGATAGGAACATCAGACCTCCGGTCGCTGCAGGTAGGCGACGTGGTCTGTCGGCAGCCACAGCTGACCGTCGACGGTGACGCGGTTGCCGTCCGGCGTCAGCTGGGAGGCGTCGACGAGTACGAGGTGCCCGTCGTCGGCCTCCAGCAGGATGCCCTCGAAGGCCTCGGCGCCGGTGAGGGTGACCACCACGCGCCGGCGCTCCAGGTCGCGGATTAGTCGGCGGGTCCTCATAGGATCAGCGGCCCCCTCTCCTCATAGACGGACTCTGATGGCGCCTCGGTGCGCATCGTGCGCTCGAGGGCGTTGACGGCCGCGGCAACGCCGTCGATCTTGTCGGCGCTCTTGTCCTTGGCCGGCTTGACGTTGCCGGCGGCGTCGATCTGGACGGCCAGGTTGTCGACCATCCAGACCAGGACCGGGTGGCCGCCGTGCCGGAACGCCGGCGTGGTGCGCGAACCGGCGAGCACCAAGCGCTGCAGCTCCTTGGTCGGCGCCGACAGCGAGGCGAAGCCCTGCCCGATCGGGGACATCGGCATGTCCTCGGCGACCAGGTCGTTGACCATCTGGGACGAGTTCCACCGGTCGTAGGCGATGTCCCTGACGTCGAAGGCCTCAGCGTCGCGAAGGACCTGGGCCTTGATCCAGTCGTAGTCGGTGACGTTGCCGGGGGTGGTGAGCAGCCAGCCGTCGCGGACCCACCCGGTCGCGGCGTCCGCGGTGCGCTTGTCCAGGGCCTCGAGGTTGTCCTCGGGGATCCACAGGCGCCAGATCGCATCGAAGCTGCCGTCCTCGGCCGGGAACAGCCAGCACAGCGCCGTGATGTCGCTGGTGCTCGCGAGGTCCAGGCCGCCGAAGCACTCGCGGCCAGCAAGCGCGGCCTCATCGATCCGCGGCCCGGCGTTGCGCTCCCAGGCGGCCAGCGGGATGTACTTCGTGGTCTGCTTCGTGCGCAGTCCCAAGTGCAGCCGCTGGAACGATGCCAAGTCGGCCGGGGAGCTCGCGGCCTTCGCCGAGGCGGCGACCATGAACTCGCGGGTCGGGCTGATGCCGTAGCCGGGGTTCGCTTTGATCCAGGTCGCCTCGGAGTGCGGGTCGTCTTTCGGGTCGGCGGCCCAGATGACGCCGTACACCGACGGGTCGGTGAGTGCGCGGCGGGCCAGCTGCTCGATGCGCTTGCGGGTGTGGGCGTAGACGGTGTCCGGCTTGCCGTCGTCGGGCGTGGTGATGATGACGATGAGCGGCTGCTCGCGGGCCCCGGTGCCGGTGGTGATGGCTTCGACCAGGTCAGGGGTCTTGTGCACGTGCAGTTCGTCGATGACGCCGCCGTGTAAGTTCGCGCCGTGGATCAGATCCGCCATCGAGGACACGACGGCGAAGTAGCTCCCAGACCGCGGGTGCGTGATCCGGTCGCGCATCGGCTTGACGTGCGGCGACAGCGCCGGGCTCTTCTCAGCGATCGTCTTGATCGGGTCGAAGCAGAACCGGGCCTGATCCTTGCCGGCGGCCGCGGCGATGACCTGCGCGCCAGCCTCGCCGTCGGCGAAGGTCAGGTAGCAGGCCTGGCCGCCGGCCAGCGTGGTCTTGCCGTTCTTGCGCGGCAGCTCCACGTACTCGGTGCGGATGATCCGCGCCCACCGGCCGCCGTCGTTCTTGCGGACCCATCCATAGACCGGGGCCAGGATGTAAGCGATCTGCCACGGGTCCGGGTTCAGCGGCCGCCCGGCCCACTGGCCCTGGGTGTGGCGCAGCTTGCCGAAGACCTTCAGGATCTTGTCGACACGCTCGGGGTCGAACTTCGCGCCGGCGACCTTGCGCGGTTCAGGAGTCTTGTACCGCGGCGGGCAGGTCGGCAGCGGGATCCCGCGGCTGTAGAGGTACCAGCCGACCTCCGGGGAAATCTTGAGGCGGCGCAAGTCCTTCGGGTCGTACCGGCCAGCGTCCTTAGCCGAACGGGTTGTCGTCGTCGTCATCGTCGGGGACCAGGCTGCCGAGGCGGCTCTCGGCCGACGGGGTCAGGCCGAACTCGGCCGACCAGGCGCGCAGCTCCTTGCCGGCGGACTCAACGATCAGGACGGCCGGGTTCTTCACCGGCCCGTTCTTGCCCTCGAGCACCAGGCCCTCGCGCTTGACGATGGCCTGCGCCGCGCACAACCGCTCCCAGGTCAGGCACATCGCAGTGAGCGCGGCCTGGTCGATCGGCTTGAGCAGTTGCAGTCGCTGCAGCTCGGCCACGACCTGGTCCCACATCTCGCGGGCACGGCCGGCCAGGAACTCCGGCGGTTCCGGCGGCAGTCGGGTGAACCCGGGCGCCGCTTTGATCGGCCGGCCGCCTGAGTCGCGACCGTTCCCGCGGCCTTCCAGGATTTTCAGACCGGCCGGTCTGGGCTTGGGCGAGGCCATCCTCACCCCCGCTCTCGAAATTTTCAGGTTGAGACGGTGTGCGCGAGAC